TCGATCGAGCACACCGGCACGTCCGAGGACTGCATGTGCATCACCGTGGCGAACCCGGACGGGCTCTACCTGACAAACGACTTTATCGTGACCCACAACTCCGCCCTGGTGGCGTGGATTCTGCTGTGGTCCATGAGCACCTGCCCGGGAGCCAAGGGAGTGGTCACGGCCAACACCGGTGTCCAGTTGAAAACAAAGACCTGGGCGGAACTCGCCAAGTGGAAACAGCGGTGCATCTGCGGTCACTGGTTCGACCTGTCCGCCACGTCCATCGCGTCCGCGGACAAGAAATACGAACTGACCTGGCGGGCCGACGCCATCGCCTGGAGCGAGCACAACTCCGAGGCCTTCGCCGGCTTGCACAACCAGGGCAAGAGGATCACGGTCATCTTCGACGAGGCAAGCGCCGTCAGCGACATCATCTGGGAAGTCACGGAAGGCGCGCTGACCGACCAGGACACGGAGATATTGTGGCTTGCCTTCGGAAACCCAACGAGAAACACAGGGGCCTTCCGGGAGTGCTTCCGCAGGAACAAGCACCGATGGCGCCATTACAAGGTGGATGCCCGGACGGTCAGGATCACGAACAAAAAACAGATCGACGAATGGATCGAGGACCACGGCATCGACAGCGATTTCGTGAAGGTGCGCGTCCTCGGGGAATTCCCGAACGCCGCGGATAACCAGCTCATCGGCGCCGACCTGATCCGGCAGGCCCACGGGACAGTTTATAAACCGGACGAATTCGACTCCGCCCCGGTCATCCTGGGCGTGGACGTGGCCCGCTTCGGAGGAGACTCCTGCGTCATCTACCGGCGCCAGGGGCTCGGAGCGAGACGCCTCTACAAGCAGACGGGGATCAACACCATGCAGTTCGCCGACATCGTGGCCACCTACAACACCCAGGAGAAGCCCGACGCCATATTCCTTGACATGGGCGCCATGGGGGCCGGAGTCTACGACCGCCTGGTGCAGCTCGGCGTTCCCGTCCAGGGGATCCAGTTCGGCGGGAAGGCGCTGAACGAAACGCTGTACGTCAACCGCCGGGCGGAGATGTGGGACGGGATCCGGAAATGGCTGCGGGACGGAGGATCCCTGCCGGCGAAGGGGCGCGAGTCCCAAGACCTGGAGGAGGACCTCACCAGCCCGGAGTACTACTACGACTCCAGGGGCAGGATGTTATTGGAATCGAAGGACGACATGAAGGCGCGGGGCCTCAATTCCCCCGACGACGGGGACGCCCTGGCGCTCACATTCGCCGCACCCGTGCAGAAGAAGCAATACAACCCGGTGCCGCAGAGGAACGAACCCTACAACCCCTTGGAACGGCATCGAATGAAGAGGAGGTAAACACCATGTGCCTTGCGCCAACACCCAAGACGCCGCCGGCGCCCACGAAACGGGAGACCCTGGACACTAACACGGCCGCCCTGGACGCCCGGGAGCAGGAACGGCGGAGACTCTCCCGGCAGAGGGGATATTCGAGCACCATGCTCACCGGCCCGGCAGGAGTCCAGGCTCCGACCTCAACCACGCCCGGCAAGACCCTCCTGGGGCAGTAGCATGCAGGACCTCGCCAGACTGAGGGAGGACCTCGCCGTCCGCTGGCAGGGGCTGAAGGACGAGCGGTCCCCCTGGCTCACCACCTGGCGGGACATTTCGGACTACATCTGCCCCGACCGGGGACGGTTCAGCTCCCCGAGCGACACCAACGACGGACAGCGTAACGACAGCCTGATCATCGACGACAGCGCCCGGCTGGCTCACCGGAATTTCGCGTCGGGCATGCGCAGCGGCCTGACCAACCCAGCCCACCCATGGTTCAAACTGGTGACGCCCGGGGATCCAGAGAAGAGCGACTTTCCGGAACTGAGGGCATGGCTCGACCACGTGGGCACCGTCCTGATGAGGATCTTCGCCAAGAGCAACGCCTATTCCGCATTCCAGGCGACCTATTCCGAGTGCGGGGCCTTCGGCACCCACGCCTTCCTGATCGAGCCGGATTTCGAGACGGTGATCCGGGTGCGCCCCTTCACCATCGGGGAATTCGTCCTGGGCACGGACGGGAAGAACAAGGTCAGCGTCCTGGGCAGGGAGTTTTCCATGACCGCCCTGCAGATGGTGACGGAATACGGTCTGGACAACGTATCGGAAAGCGTGAAGGACGCCTACCGGCAGGGGAACAGCCGCCAGCGGTTCGACCTGGTGCAGATGATTCTGCCCAACGAGTGGCGGGAGCAGGGAAAGGCCACCAGCAAAAACCTGCCCTTCCTGTCCGTCCACTGGGACCCGGGCGACAGGGCAGGGCGTTTCCTCCGGACGAGTGGCTACAAGTACTTCCCGGCCATCACGCCCCGGTGGTCCGTGGTGAGTGACGATGTGTATTCCAAAGGCAGCCCCGGGTGGTTCGCCCTGGGCAACGCCAAGATGCTCCAACAGCTGCAGACGGACTGCCTGACGGCCATCCAGAAGGTGATCGACCCGCCGCTGCAGGCCCCGGCGAGCCTGATGCAGCAGTACGGCCTGAGCACGGTTCCGGGGGGCATCAACTACGTCCCCGACACGAACCAGGCGGGTATCCGGAGCATCTACGACGGCCGGCCGGACATCGAGGCCATCGAGGCGAAGATCCAGCGGGTGGGGGTGAACGTGGAGCGGGCCTTTTTCTCCGACCTGTTCCTTATGCTCTCCAATCTCGACCGGAACCAGATGACGGCCACGGAAGTGGCGGAGCGGCATGAGGAAAAACTCCTCATGCTCGGGCCCGTCCTCGAGCAGCTCTACAACGAAATGCTCGACCCGGTGATCGACCAGACGTTTTCCCGGGCGCTGGACGCGGGGATCCTGCCGCCGCCTCCCCCGGACCTCCAGGGCGAGGAGATCAAGGCGGAGTACGTCTCGGTGCTCGCCCAGGCGCAGCGCATGGTGGGGACGGCGGCCATAGAGCAGACCATGGCCTTCGCGGGGAATCTCCTGGCGGCGTTTCCGGAGGTGCGCCACAAGATTGACGCCATGGCGGCGCTGCAGAAGTACGGCACCTACGTGGGCGTACCGGCGGATATCCTGCGCCCCACCGAAGAGGCTCTGGCCCGCCTCGAGCAGGAGGCGCAGCAGATCCAGGCGCAGCAGGCTCTGGAGCAGGTGCAGTCCGGGGCCCAGAGCGCGAAGATACTGAGCGACACGCCTGTAGGCCAGACCACGGCCATGGATATGCTCCTGGGCGGACTGAAGGGGAATGCGCCATGACGGACGAAGAGCGGCTGAGGCGGCGGCGCGAACTTGAGAAGGACGACCTGAAGAAGATCCTCGGAACCCCCGAGGGTCTCCGTTTTTTGTGGCGGCTCCTGGAGATCGCCGGCATCTACCAGACGACATTCACCGGCAACAGTACGAGCTTTTACAACGAGGGGAAGCGTTCCGTGGGGCTGCAGATCAAGGCGGACCTCATGGACGTGGACCCGGATCACGAGGGACGCATGGCGCGGGAGTTCCTGCGCTGGATGACGAACAACGACCTGATACCCAAAGGAGGCAATCGGAAATGACGGAGCAGACACCAGCACCCGGTCAGGCAGACACCGTACCCGGGGGGCAGGAGAAGGCCGGGGGAACACCCCAGGCCGCGAGCACGGCACCCGAACAGGCGAAGAGCCTGCTCGGCGGCGGAGGACAGGCGGCTCAGGAGCCCGCAGCCGAACCCGAAAATACCGGTGACGGCGGGCAGGACAAGGCGAAGCAGCCGGAGGAGGGGATCCCGGAGAAGTACGAGTTCCAGCTCCCGGACGGCATGCAGCCCGACGAGGCGCTCATCGCCGAATTCACGCCCCTGGCGAAGGAGCTGAAGCTCACCACCACACAGGCCCAGAAGTTCGCCGACATGTACTCGAAGAAGGTATCCGAGATGAGCGCGCGGCAGACGGAAGCGGCCATGAGGTTCATAGAGCAGGACTCGGCGGCCGTGAAGGCGGATCCACAGTACGGCGGGGAGAAATTGGCCGAGAACATGGCCTCCGCCGAGCGGTTCCTGAAGACCGTCGATCCGGAAGGAAAGTTTGTCAAGCACCTGAACGAGCGGCAGTTCATTTCCCTGAACGACCCGGAGCTGATCCGGGTGTTCATCGCCGCGGGAAAGATGCTTGCCGAGGACCAGACGCCCGGAGGACGGGCGACCTTCGGCCAGAAGTCGCCGGCCGAGGTGCTCTATCCCTCCATGGGCAAATAATAATCTGAGGAGGAAATCATGAGCACAATCGGATACGAGAACCCCACCCTGATGGACGTGGCCCGCAGGAGCGATCCTGACGGAAAGATCGCCACCATCGTCGAGCTGCTGAGCGAGACCAACGACATCCTGAAATACATGACCGCCGTGGAGTGCAATAACGGCACGTCCCACAAGACAACGGTGCGGACCGGGCTGCCCAGCGCCACCTGGAGGCTGTTGAACTACGGCGTCCAGCCCAGCAAATCGCGGACCAAACAGGTCAGCGACGCGTGCGGCATGCTGGAGGCCTACGCCGAGGTGGACAAGGCGCTTGCCGACCTGAACGGCAACACGGCAGCGTTCCGCCTCTCCGAGGACCGGGCGTTCCTGGAGGCCATGAACCAGGAGATGGCCACCACCCTGTTCTACGGCAACACAACCCTGGAGCCGGAGAAGTTCAACGGACTGGCGCTCCGGTACAACGCATACCAGACGGCCGACGAGAAGCTGTCCACCTACAACGTGGTGAACGGCACAGGCTCCGGCGACGACAACACCAGCATCTGGCTGATCGTCTGGGGCCCGAACACGGTCCACGGCCTGTACCCCAAGGGGCTTCCCGCCGGGCTCAGCCACCGTGACCTGGGCGAGGTGACCCTGGAGGACGCCCAGGGCGGCAGGTACCAGGGATACAGGACCCACTACAAGTGGGACCTGGGCCTGACCGTGAGGGACTGGCACTACGCCGTCCGGATCGCCAACGTGGACGTGAGCGAGCTCTCGGGAGCCACGGCACAGAAGGCGCTCATCAACTACATGATCGAGGCGGAGGAGCGCATCCCCAACCTGGGTATGGGCCGGGCCTGCTGGTGCATGAACCGGAGGGTCCACACGGCGCTGCGCAAGGGCATCCTGGAAAAGATCGCCTACAACCTCACCTGGGAGAGCGTGGCCGGAAAGCGCGTCATGACCTTCGACAACATCCCGGTGGCGGTCTGCGACGCTCTCGTCAACGACGAAGACCTCGTCGCCTCGGCCTGAGCCTGACGAAGACAGGAGGATAACAGCATGATTCTCGACAAGGAACTGGTATTTTCTGACGCCCAGGACGAGACCACGGTAGCCGCCCACGCGTCGGACAACATTATCGACCTGACCACGGCCGGAGACGCTCTCGACTCCCTGTGGCTCGTGGTGGCCGTCCAGACCACCGTCACCTCCGATGGAAACGCCACGGTGACCTTCGCCCTGCAGACGGACAGCGACAGCGCCTTCGGGACCGCCGAGACGCTGCTCGCGACAGCCGCCATCGGAAAGGCGAGCCTCACGGCAGGCACCCAGGTGATCCGGGCGCGTATCCCCATGGGGTGCAAACGGCACCTCCGGGTGCTCTACACCATCGGCACGGCCGTCCTGACCGCAGGGAAATTCGACGCCTACCTCGTCAGCGGCATCGACAAGCTGAGCTAGGCTATCGCCATGCTCTGCCGGTGCATAAGGAACTGCTACCGGCGCGGACGATACTGGAAGGAGGGGCAGGAGCACGAGTTCGATTCCTGCCCGCCGTCCTTCCAGCCTGTGCCGGCAGCGGCAGCGGAAACGAGCGTTGAGGTTCCGCCGCCCCGGGAGGCCATCCTTCCCATGGAAACAGAAGCGGAGGACCTCCCGGGAGGGAACGGCGTTCCGCCCTTTCCTCCGGAAGAGTGGACGGAACCGGAACAACCGAAACCGAAGCGGCAGCGAAAAAAGAAACAGGCGGAACCTGAGCATACGGATGAATGACAGCGGGGATGGGCGACCATCCCCTTTTTTTCTAGGGGGGACAGACCATGCCCGCATCGGTAATTTCAATCTGCAATCTCGCCCTCTCCCACGTGGGAGGCTATTCCATATCAGCGCTGGACGAGCAGTCGGCGGAAGCCAGGCTGTGCGCCCGGCATTACGAGGTGTGCCGCGACGAGGTGCTGCGGGGCTTCAAGTGGGCCTTCAGCACGAAGCTGCGCCCCCTCGCCCTGGCGGCTGACGCAACGTTCCCGAACTGGGAGCACGTGTACGCCTATCCGGCGGACTGCCTCGCCCCCCGGAGGATCGTGGGGGCGGGGACCAGGAAGCCCTCCGCGCCCCTGGAGTACACAGTGGTGTCGGCGGCCGCGGGGACGCAGAAGTACATTCTCTCGGACGAACCGGAGGCGTACCTGGAGTACACGGCCCGGATCACCGACCCGGCACAGTTCGACGCCCAGTTCGTGAGCGCACTCTCCTACCGGCTGGCGGCGGATCTGGTGACGGGGCTGACGGGCGACTCGAAGGAGCGGGGCAGCCTGCTCCAGGTGTACGGCGCCCTGCTGGCCGAGGCGAAGGCCACGTCATCCAACGAGCAGACGGAACGGCCCGCCTACGACCGGTACGTGAAGTCGAGGCGCTGACATGGCGGACCTGAGAGTGCTCCAGGCGTCCTTCGCCGGGGGGGAGCTGTCTCCAGCCCTGTGGGCGCGGACGGACCTGGCGAAGTACCAGACGGGGCTGCGCCTCGCGAAGAACGTGTTCGTCCATCCCCACGGAGGGGTCAGCAACCTCCCGGGCACCTGGTACGTGGGGCAGACGAAGTACCCGTCGCGGACGGTGCGCCTGATTCCCTTCGTCTATTCGGTGGAGCAGGCCTACGCGCTGGAGTTCGGCCACGAGTACCTGCGGGTGATTATGGACGGGGACTACGTGATGGACGGGGCCGTTCCCTACGAGGTGGCCACCCCCTACACAGAGGACATGCTGCCCGACATCGGCTACACCCAGAGCGCCGACGTGCTTTACCTGGTGCACCCCACCGTCCCCCCGAAGCAGCTGGAGCGGTACGGCCACGACGACTGGGAGCTGAACGACTACGCCTTCAAGCTGGGGCCGTTCCTGGACGAGAACACGGGCAGCACTACCATCACCCCCGCGGGCACCCTGACGGCGGGAGGGACGGTGACCCTGACGGCGAGCGCGTCCATCTGGCAGTCCACCGACGTGGGGGAGCTGGTGCGGGTGAGCCAGCGGGTGCCTGAGAACAGCCTGGAACACACCTTCAGCGCCTCCGGAACGTCCCCGTCCATCGACGTGGAGGGGGACTGGAACTTCCGCACCTCGGGCGACTGGGATGGGACCCTGAAGCTCGAGCGGAGCTATGACGGCGGCACCACGTGGCTGCAGTTCCGGACCCTGGTGGGAAACGCTGTGGAGGAGGGGCAAATGGACTACAGCTTCACCGAGGAACTCTCCGACGACCAGGAGCCGGTGAAGGTCCGGGTGAGCTACACCAAGCGGGCCGATTCGGACTGCATCGTGACCATCAACGCCGCCGCGCGGATCAACAACGGCGTGGTGCGGATCACGGGGTACACATCGGGCACGGTGGTGACCGGCACGGTGGTGAACAAGCTCTACAGCACGGCGGCCACAAAATTGTGGGCGCGGGGCGCCTGGAGCCCGAGAAACGGCTACCCCTGCAGCGTCCAGTTCTACCAGGACCGGCTCGCCTTCGGCGGGTCGCCCGCTTTTCCGAACAAGTTGTGGTTTTCCGAGACGGGGAACTATATCAGCTTCAAGGTCTCCTCGCCCCAGACGGACGACAACGCCATTTCGGCCCAGATGACCTCCCGGGCGGTGAACCGGATCCGGAACATGGTGAGCCTCCGGGATCTCCTGGTGCTGACCTCCGGCTCGGAGTGGAGGGTGTCTCCGGGGAGCCAGGGGGCCTTCACCTACAAGCAGATGCAGATCGAGGTGCAGGGGTACGTGGGCAGCTGCCAACTGGAGGCGCTGACGGCCTCGAACTCCGTGGTTTTCGTCCAGGATAAGGGGAACGGCGTCTACGCCCTGAGCTACACCTACGAGGAGGACGGGTACGGCAACCGGGACCTCTCCCTCTTCGCGGAACACCTGTTCGAGGAGAAGCGGGTGGTCTCCTGGGCATACCAGCAGCAGCCGTGGAGCCTCATCTGGGCGGTCATGGACGACGGGACCATAAACGTGCTGACCTACCTGCGGGAGCACGATGTGTGGGCCTGGACCCACCGGTCCACGGCCGGGAAATACGAGTCGGTCTGCTCCATCCCCGGGGACTCCCGGGACGAGGTGTACTTCGCAGTGCGGCGGGAGATCGGCGGATCGGAACGGGTATATCTCGAGCGGCTCGCGGACCGGGTGCCCATCGAGGGCGGATCCGGCGACGTGACGAAGGCCATGTTCCTGGACTGCGGCGGCCGGTATTCCGGGGCGCCGGCGACGTCCATCTCCGGCCTGGACTGGCTGGAGGGGTGCACGGTGACCGCCCTGGCGGACGGCGGCGTGGTTTCGGACCTGACGGTGACGGACGGGGAAATATCCCTGCCCTACAGCGCAAGCATCGTGACCGTGGGGCTGCCCTACGAGGCGGCAATCGAGACCCTGCAGCTGGACGCCCAGCTCCGGGACGGGACCATGCAGGGGAGGAGAGTCCGGATCCCCGGCGTGATCCTGCGGGTGCGGGACACGAGGGGGCTGGCCGTGGCGCCGGGGGACCGGAAGGACCTCCTGGTGGAAGTGAAGCCCGAGTTCGTCACCTGGGATCCCCAGCCCCTGTTCACGGGGGACACGGCACCGGTGGCGCTGGACAGCGGATGGGACCGGAACGGCGGGCGGCTGTACGTGAAGCAGGCGTACCCGCTGCCGTTCACGTTGCTCGGCATACTCCCTTCCGCGGACATCGGAGGGTAAGGATGGGACGCTTCGAGGTGCGCCCTCTGCGTGAGGGAGATGTGGCCGTCATCGCCGACGGGATGAGGCTATCCGACAAAATGGAGATCTGGGCGGCCTCGAGGCTGCTCCCCTACGAGGGGCTGTGGCTGGCGGCGAAGAAGAGCCCGCTGCTGTGGGTGGGCACGTGGGACGGAAAGGCCATCGGCATGGCGGGGTGCTTTCCCGGGGGGATGCTGGGGGGGGTGGGATATCCCTGGCAGCTGGCCACGGAAGAAATCGAGCGGGCGGCGCTGCCCTACCTGCGGACGGTGAGGGACTACTTGAAAACGGTGAAATCGAGCTACAGCCTGCTGGTGAACTGGGTGGACGCCCGGAACGAGACATCAATCAAGTGGATGAAATGGCTCGGTTTCAATATAGAGGATCCGGCGCCCTACGGCATCGACGGGCTGCCGTTCCATTACGCCTGGATGAGAGGTGAAAAAAATGAGTCTAGCGGCAACCCTTAGCGTGCTGCAGGCCGCCGCGGGCGTCATGACGGCCATCGGGACCTATCAGGCCGGTCAGGCCCAGGCCGCCCAGTACGAAGCCCAGGCCGCCCAGGCGGAACGGCGTGCCCACGAGGAAGTGACGGCCGCTGGTCAGGAGGAGGCGCGGCTGAAGCGGAAGATGGCCGTGATCAAGGGGGAACAGCGGGCGGGGTACGGGGCCTCCGGCTTCGCCCCGGGCACGGGAACGCCCCTGGCGTCCGTCCTGGACACGGAGGGGGAGGGCATGAAGGACGTGGCCACCCTCCGGTACAACGCCCAGGTGCGCCGGGCGGACCTGCTGGACGAGGCGAACAACGCCCGTTCGGCCGCAAAATCGGCGAAGAGCGCCGCCACCTTCAGCGCCGTCACGTCCCTGCTGGGGACGGGGGCCTCGGTGGCGAGCAGCTGGTACAAGATGGGGTACAACCCCTTCAAGGGCGGCACGGCGTCGGGGTGGAACGTGGGCGGATCGGCGGCGGGGTCTCCCCTGACGTACAACGCCACCGGCTACCGGCACCTGTTCCGCAGGGGGCGCTGACATGAGGGTCCCGGTGTACGAGCGGGGGCTCTCCCCGGAGGTGTCCCGGCCCGTGGCGCTGCCCGAGGGGGCGGCCGGCGGGTTCGAGGCGAAGGCGATGCAGCAGGCCGGGCGCATGCTCGGCGACGTGGCCGACGAGGGCGTCAGGATCGCCCTTGACATGCGGCAGAAGGCCGACGACGCGGCCGTACTCGAGGCGGCGAACTCGTGGGACGAACTGACCACGAAGTACCTGAACGACCCGGATTCCGGGCTCTTCAACCGCAAGGGCAAAGGCGCCAAGGGCATGAGCGGCGAGGCGACGGAGTGGTTCGGAAAGCTCGAATCCGATCTCATGAAGGGGCTGGAAAACGAGAACCAGAGGAGCCTCTTCTCGAAATACATCCTCCGGAACCGGAGCAGCAAGGTGGATTCCATCGCCCGTCATGAGCGGGCGGAGTTCCAGAACTACCGGGTGGAGGTGACGAACCAGGCGGTGACGAACGCCGTGAACACCATCGCGGCAAACTACGCCGACGACGGCATATTCGAGGCGCAGCTGGACACTGCGGAGAACGCCCTGCTGACCCTCCTGGCGGACCAGGGGGAGGAAGTGGTCACGGCCAAGGTGAAGGCGCTGCACTCGGCGGCCCACGAGGCCCGCCTGGCCCAGTGGCTGGAGGCCAACCCGAAGGCGGCGGAGGCCTACTTCAAGAAATACAAGGATTCCATTGACGGCACGAACCACGCGAAGTGGGCGAAGGCCATCGACACCCAGACGGCGGTGATCTGGACCCAGGAAGAGGCGGACAAGCTGGTGAAGCGCTTCGGGTCCGAAACCGCGGCGCTCCGGTATATCCGGGAGCACTACGAGGGGGACAGGGAGAACAGCCTGGTCACGGCGGTGAAGACACGGTACTCCGAACGGCGCACGGCGCAGGCGGAGGCAACCCGGGTGAGGAATGAACGGATCGCCGATACGGTGGAGGGGGCCTCTTCCGCGAAGGAACTGGACGCGCAGCTCGCACGTATGGGCGTGCCGGAGAAAAAGAGACGTACCCTGGTGAACAACTGGATGCGGTGGAACGCCCAGGACTTCGGATGGCGTGCCGACTATGCCGCGACTGAGGAGGAGATCCTCGCCCTGGGCGAGCAGTACGGGGTGCCTCCGGTGACGGTACGGCGGGCGATCAACGAGCACCGGGCGGTCTTTGAAGGCGAGGCGGAGGACCTGGCGCTTGCGACTGCTTCGGAAGAGGAGTTTCTGGCTACAATGAAGGAGAAGGGAGCCACGGACGCCCAGCTCGCCCGGGCGCAGTCCGTCTTCCGGAAGGTGCACAAACCGGCCTACGACGAGGCGGAGAAACGGGCCGCCCTGGCGGAGGAGTGGGACATCCGGGACGCCATCGACCGTGGGGAGATCACCACCAGGGAGCAGCTGATGTCTGCTGCAAGGCACCAGAGCAAGGACAAGATCAACGAGCTCAAGAAGTACCTGGAGGACAACAAGGACCCTGCCCAGAGCTACGTGAACAGCGAAGTGAAGCGCCGGTACAAGGAGGCGAAGCTCCGGGAAGAGGAGCTGCCGCTTTTCATGAGCGCCTTCCTGACAAGGACCAGGAACCTTGGTCCCGACAAGACTGAGGAAAAACTGAAGATCGCCGACGAACTGATGAAAAAGGAAACGGCGAAGAAGGGCATGTTCAACTGGATCTTCGGCACCACCTGGAAAATCCCGGCGCACCTGGTGCCGAAGGGGTACACCTACAGTCCAAAGCTGGATGCATTCACCAACGGCACGGACAAGTGGAATCCGCCGGAGGAATACCTGTATCGATAGAGGAGGAAAAACCATGGCGTTTATCCCGCTGACTGACGAAGAGAAAAGAATACTGCAGAACGGGGGGGCCGGGGAGACCGAGCCCCCCGAGGAGTCTGCAGGAGGCCTGTTCGGCGGGATAAATGTGTCCTCAATTCCCCAGGTAGCGAATGCCCGGGACCGGCTTCCCGATCTGCGCCGCGAGGGAATCGACGCCGAGGCGGATATCAGCGCGGTCATGGACCCCGGGCTGCTGAACCGGGGCGGCGCGTTCACACGGATGCCCGCAGAAGAGGCTCCCTTCCAGGGTGCGGAGCGGCTGAACCTGTCCCCGGAAGGCGGGACCGTGGTGGAGCTGTCGCCGGAGGAGCAGGCGATGGTGGCGAAAGAAGCCCCTATGGCCGAGTCCACGCGTTTCCTGGCGGAGCGGTTCCGGGAGGCCTACAACTTCGGCGACCCGGACGCCTACGCCGAGGACGTGAAGCGGGCATCGGCGACAGGGATCCCCTTCCACATGGTGTACAACGACGATGAAATGAGGCAGGCTGCTGACTGGCAGCGCTCCCTGGAGAGAAACCTGGACGGGCTGAGCAAGCTTCCGCCCGCTCTGGTGAACTGGCTGCGGATCCCGGGACGGATGGAACTCGCGCGGGACGATATCGGGACACTGGCGCAGCTCGGGGAACTGCTCAGGGTTGAGGAGTACCGGAAAAACACCTGGGAGATCACGAAGGGGTACCGGGCCGGCACGGCCTCCATGGAACTCGGCGATATCGGCACGAAGGCGATCTTCGGCCAGGCTACGGAAAAGGACCTGAGGCGCGCGGACGAACTGCGGGAGAGCCTCGCCCTGAACGACCGGACAAAGGGGACCACCGGCGATAAACTCGTCTCCGGACTCGGCTACACAGTGGGTCTCCGGCAGGAGCAGTTCCGGACCATGGCCGACAAGGCTCTGCTGTACGGAGCGTACGGTGCGGGGCTCGCCGGGCTCTTTGGACAGGCCGGGCCGCAGGTCGCACTACCGGAGGAACTGATCACCGTACCGGCGGGCTTTATATTCGGGGCAAAATACGGTGCGGGGCTCGGGGCTCTTACCAAGGGGTTCGCCATGGAGGCGGGGAACGCCTATTGGGAATTCCAGGAGATCCGCGACGAGGAGGGAAATCCCCTGCCGGAGGAACTTATCCGCGTGGGGGCCATCCTCTACGGTATAGGGTCATCCGGACTTGAGGCGCTCCAAGCGGGGAAGCTGGCGAAGGTCGTGCCGGGGATGGGGCGGCTGCTGACCAAGGAAGGTATCTCCACGCTACTGAAGACCCCAACATTCCGGGACGCCGTAATGAAATTTTTCAAGGAATACTCCGGAGACCTGACCTTCGAGGTCCTCACCGAGGGGGCGCAGAAGGGCTGGCAGATCGTCGTAGGGGAGTTTTTGAAAAACGAGCAGAACGTGCGGGAACTTGGCGACGCTCTGGGCGTGAACTCCGACGACATGTACGGATGGATGCAGCAGGCCGGAGGAATCGTACCGGACCCTGAAAAGCTGGGCTTCACTGGCGAGCGGGGCACCTTTGAGCCGACCACCTTCGCGGCGGCCATGGACGACGTCTGGAAGGAGGTCTCCGAGGCCATCTACTCATTTGCCCTGGGGCTTGTGCCGGGGGCCGGGATCAATTTCCTGTCCAACACCCTGGCGGTGAGCCGGGCAAAGGATATGCAGGCGCGGTTCAACACTATCGCTGGACTGACGAAGGAGTCCCGCCTGGCGAAGCGGTTCCCGCCGGCATGGCGCGAAGCGATACAGACAATGGTCAAGGACGGGCCGATCGCCGAGGTGGGGATCGATGCCAACGTGTTTTACGACACGCTGAACCAGGAGGGGCTGAACCCGACCGAGGTTGCCCTCCAGTTGGGCGTGAAGGCCGAGGACCTGGAGGAGGCCCGCAAAAACAAGACGGACATCTGGGTGGAGACGGGAGCATACGCGGAGCACGTGGCCGGTACGGAACTGCACGACAGGCTGCACCAGGACATCCGCGTGGGCGGCCCGGAGGAACTGACCCTCCGGGAGGCACAGGCACGGGAGATCGAACTGCGGGGGCAGTTCAACGAGGCGGTGGAGGAGGCCTCCCGCGCCCTGGAGGCATCCGGTGCGGACCGTGCCCAGCTCGAGGAGATCCAGGCGAACGTGAGGGAGCAGCTGCAATCCCTGGGCGCAAAGTGGCTGAAACCAAACGTGGTGGAAGGGTACGCCACCCTGTGGGCTCACATGGCCCAGCAGGCGGCGAAGCGGTGGGGGATCACCCCCAGGGAATGGGCGGAGCGGATCAGCCTGAAGATCGTGGACGGCGAGGACGGAACCAAGCGCCTGACGGCGAGCTACGACCAGCAGGCAGGGCGGTTCTCTGCGACCATGGACCGGGACCTGCTGGAGCGGGCTGAACAGATGTGGGCCTCGGGGCAGGACGCGGACGCTATCTGGCAGGCAACCGGCTGGGAGATGGGGACTGACGGGAAATGGCGGTACGAGATAAGCGACGCCGAGGCGAAGGTGTCGGCCAACTGGGTCCAGGGAGAGAAGACCCTGGGAGAATCTATGGTCGACGTGCCGAACTTGAAACTTGAGAGTATCCTCCATCATCCCAAACTGTTCGCCGCATATCCTCTACTGAAGCGCACCAGGATAGAGTACCAGAAGAGCCTCGATGCGATCGCATCCTACGAGCCGGATACCCGGAGGATCACCTTCGGGCCGGAATTTCTGAAGCTGGACACTGAAGAAGCAATAAAGACGCTGCTCCACGAGGTGCAGCACGGTATCCAGGTGACCGAGAGTTTCGCGCAGGGCGGCAGCACGGAGATGATCGGCGAACGGGCGCGGCTGATCCGCGAGGAGATGGCTGCAGCTCGGCAAGACCCTGCATACCAGGCGTCCCGCAGAGAATACAACGAGATGCTCCAGCGGGTCCGCAAGGGCGAGATATCAATGGAGGAAGCGGACGCCTACTGGGCAAACGTGGAGAATACCGTAGAATCCGCAGCCACGGAAAAGCGCCTGCGAGATGAATTAAACCGTTTGGGGCTGCTGCAAAAAGGCGATAACGCACGAACACGGTTTGATGCCTACCGGAGACTGTACGGAGAGGCGGAGGCGCGGGCGACGGAGCTGCGCTCCACCTGGACGGATGAGCAGCTGGCAGCGGAACCGTTTTCAGCTACGCTGAAACGGATGCTGGTGGCCGAGGGGCTTGCAACGGAAGATCAGTCCCTGGCGGAAGCTACCCTGGTGCTGAATCCCGGCGAGGAGTACGAAATTGAAATTCCCTTCCGGGCACCGGCGACGTTCGAGCAGAACGCAGGCGTGACCGCGTACGGATCGTATGAGGCCAACCCTACGCTGAAACGCGAACTCACGCGGGCGAAAATCATGTTCGCGGAGGGAAAGAGGTCTGCTGAGGAGATATTCCGCCTGACGGGGTGGTTCCAGGGGCTCGACGGAAAATGGCGGTTCGTCATCGACGACAGCAAGGCGACGTTCCGGAATGAAATAAAGGGCGAGAACGGAGATATTTTAGATACGATACGCTATCGCACTGACCATGGACAGGAGGTTGTCCTAGAGGACATCCTGGACCATCCAGACCTCTACGACGCGTACTCTGAACTCCGCTATATGACCATAGAAGTCGATGATAACGAGACGCGTACCAGTATACTCGCCAACACGATCACCCTTGGAGGAAAGCGATACAAGCATCTGAAGGGCGTCGAAGCAATGAACGCGGACCTGCTCGACACCCTGCTCCACGAGATTCAGCACCACATCCAGCATCGGGAGCGATTCACGCGTGGCGGGAACATGAAAATGGTGGCGGACCGCATCCGCACACTGATCGAAACGCACAAAAACGGCACAAAAAACGAGCGAGATGCGGCTGAGGCTGAACTAAAGCGTTTTGGAATGGGGAAATTCGAAGGCGAGTTCGTGGCCGACTTCGATAGCCCGGCAGGCCGAGAGAGGCTCTTCGACGGATACCGGAGAATTTACGGCGAAGCGGAGGCGCGGGCTACCTCGAGACGGGCCACCTACTCCAAGGAGCAGCTCGAGGCCGAGACGCCATTGCAGACGCTGGAGATTATGCTGCGGGAAGAGGGGCTGATCGACCTCAATCAGACCCTGGAGGAATCCGTGCTGATCCCCGACGTCGAATACCTGAACACGGACCGGGCCTGGAGCCTGCCCGAGGACATGGTGGAGACAGACGGGGAAATCCTCGACGCCATCGCGGCATCCATCCTGGACCACGAGCAGGGAGAGGCGAACCCGGACAACATCCTGCTGCCGCCGGATGGGCAGACGCTGTTCCAGGTGCAGAACCTCGAGGAGTACGGCGGCACCTGGGAGCCCCAGATCCGGAACTGGATGGAGAAGAACGGTTACACCCCCGACGAGATTCAGAAACAGCTGGGGGCTATCCGGGGCCAGATGGCCATTTTCAGCGCCCTCGGCCCGGTGCAGCTGGAACTGCTGCCCAAGGGTGCGAATCTGAACCGGGGCAAGGCCAAGGGCCCGATCCGGAAGAACGACGACCCCATCTACAAGATCACTTTTGACGCGTCGGCCATGTGCCCGAAGCGGCTCTCGGCGGCCGCCACAGCCTTCGAGGTGCAGCGGAGGATAGGCCGGGCATTGACGGCATCAGAGCGGATGGCGCTGGTAGCGCTCTACAAGGCGGCAGGGAAGGCGGCCCCGTGCATCTACTGTTACGTTGAATCCCCCAGGGGCAAGGGGAGCGAGTTTGTGAAGACGGGGCTCGATGTTGTCCAGGGGCTGTCGGAGCCGGGAAAGAAGTGGTCAAAGGCTACGAAGGAGCTCGCCCTGGCGGCCAGGCAGGAGTACGCGGACCTCGGGTTGGCGGAGGGCGACATCGACGTCAACGTGATCCTGGATCAGGAGTACGCCTCCACCGATGAGGCCGTCGCGAAACTCGCCCAGGCGCCCATGGTCTACAAGTTCCTGAAGACCCAGATGCTGGCGGCGAAGGCGAACCTGCCCAAGCTCTACGAGGAGTACAGCGGTCAGATACTGGACATCCCTGACGAACTGATACGGGAGCTGAACGGATATGCCGGCCTGCGGTTCTTCAGCTCCTCCGATTTCCAGGAGGGGCACATCGCGGACCTGATGCAGGCCTTCATCGACATGTCCATCCGGCTGGCGAAGAGCCATTCCTACACCAAGGTGGAGGATTACGTACGGATCTTCGGCCGCACCGGGCAGAAAATCCAGACGTCCATTTTCGCCCGGGAGGAGAACGGCGAGATCGTCATGGACGACTGGCAGGGGATGGACTGGGAGCAGGCGAAGGCCTTCCGGGAAGAGTTCCCGGACGTCGGGACCATCCTGGTGGCGGCGTCGGACAAGATCGTCGCCTGGGCGCTGCAGCAGGACTGGATCGACTACATCATCCCGTTCCACTACTCGGGGCTCGAGAAGAAGTTCTACGAGACCATGGGCTGGATGGACTTCACGTCCACGCAGTCCGAGAAGAGCATCGACGGAAAGAAAAACATCAAGAAGATCAGGATGTTCGAGACGGGCTCGGAGAAGGGCATTTCCAACGAGCAGGGAACCCGGAATTACCTGAAGCTCGCCCTGAAGCGGCGCCTGTACCCCGTATTCCCGGCGTTTATCTTCAAGGACGGCCTGGACCCCGTCTACAGCAAGGACGGGAAGAAACTGATCAAGGACCAGAGAAAGGCCCAGACCGACAGAGCGAAAAAACGCTGGAAGGAAATGGTCGAGAAGGGAAAGATCGACTGGTCCCAGATCAACATGAACTACTACAAGCTCCGCAAGGATTACGCCAGGACAGACACACCTTTCAACCCGGTGAAGGCGGACTTCAACATGGAGGCCGCCGAGGCGGCGTTCGAGCGGTTCATGAACGGCGAGGCGCCCGGTGCAAAGGTGGAAATGGAGATCGCCGACGACCTGGTGGACCTGATCGCCGAGCATGGGGACATGGTCGGGATATTTGCGCTGGAAAAAGTGCAGCAGCACCAGCCCCTGGGCCCCAGCAGCAAGGGGTGGCAGGGAGCGGCCGAGCCTGGGCTGGAACAGATCGCCCAGGCGATCAGCAGCGCGAACACGAGCCTGCGACAGGTGGCAGCCACGTTCAAGAGCAAATATTTCACGCCGGGCGACCGGAACCTGGACATCGGCGGCGGCCGGTTCAACGTCGGCACGGAGTACCTCGCCGGCAAGGGTGTCGAAAACCTGGTGTTCGATCCGTTCAACCGTCCTGCCGATGAAAACAGGGCAATCATCGGGCGGCTGGAGGGAGGAGAAAAATTCCCGACGGTGACAGTGAACAATGTGCTCAACGTCATAGCGGAGCAGGCCGTCCGGGAAAACGTGGTCCTGCAGGCGGCGAAAGCGCTCGAAGACGGCGGCACGGTCTATTTCCTGATCCATGAGGGGAACGGGACCGGGCAGGGCAAGGAAACCACCAAGGGATGGCAGAACAATAAAAAAGCCGAAGAGTATGTCGCAGAGGTAGGCAAGCACTTCGCCGACGTGCAGCGGAAGGGAAACCTCATCCTGGCGAAAACCCCCGTAAACACGGACGCAAAGGCAGCCTGGGATGCAAGCCCGGATATGTCTGACCGGACTCTGTTCCAGGAGAGTACGGCCGTCCTCGATGCGGAGTACCTGGCTGCGGTGGAAGCGGGAGACGAAGCGGCCGCCCAGCGGATGGTGGACGAGGCGGCGAAAGAGGCCGGGTATGGCATCGGGCCCGTATACCACGGCACAAACGCCAAATTCACCACATTCGACAGGGATAATGTCGGCACGAATTACGGCAAAGAAACACCCGACCATATCGGATTTTTCTTCACGAACCGCAAGGAAGGAGACCATCCGGGTGGAACCGCCAAGGACTGGGCAAGGCAGAGTGTTGAGAAGAAGGGTGGAACGCCTGTGGTTGTGGGGGCATTCCTCAAGATCGACAACCCGTTCACCATATCCGACTACGCTGCTTCCATTGGAGATGACATTGACACGATCATGACCTATGCCGGTGATCGCCAGCCGGTAGTGGACATCTTCGACAACGACTCTCAGTACATCCTCAACAAAGCTATGGAAATGGGCAAGGACGGTATTGTCTTCGTGGACGCTTTTGAGGGTGACAGTGACGGGCTGTACGTGGCGTTTGAGCCGGAACAGATCAAATCCGCTGACCCCATAGTTAAGGACGATCAGGGCAACGTGATCCCTCTTTCTCAGCGTTTTGATCTGGAAACGCCGGATATTCGGTACCAGACAAGCGCCGTTGACGCCATGGATACGGAATACCTGGCGGCGGTGGAAGCGGGGGATGAAGCGGCAGCACAGAGACTCGTGGACGAGGCGGCGGCTGAGGCCGGGTTCGTGGTGCAGCATGTGTTCCACGGCTCGAAGCGCATCGACCGGCTGGGGAATGAGCTGAAGCCCGAACGGGCGACGAGCGGCCCCATGCCGTTTTTCACCGACGACCCAACCATCGCGGAGAACTACTCGAAGAATAAAGCGGATACCAGCATCGAGATCCCCGATTCGTACAACGGCTGGTTCAAGGTGGACCTCGGGAGGGGTAAGCCGAAGACCATCAACCAGGCGTGGCTGTACCTGTCCCTGGACAAGCGCCGGGATCTGGCCCAAAAGCTGCCCCATGTGGTGAACACGGACCAGGACGGCGGGAACGACGGGGAATTCGTGCTCTCTCCGGACAGGTACGGCATGGCGGACAAGAGCCACTGGGACCACGTGATCCGCGAGAAGCGCGGGAATGTCCTGGAGGCGGCGGTGGAGATCTGGCTTGACAGCGGGGAGCTGTACGACCAGGAGGAGAAATTCCTGGAGATCCTGCGGGTTGCGGGGCTGGACGGGGTGACATTCGACTCCCCCTGGCTGGAGCATCCCGGCGTGGTGGAGGCCCACCTGGCGATCCGGACCCCCTTCGACACGAGCAATATTTCCGACGACGATTTCGCCGCCCTGGAGGCGGCGTCGAAGGGCAAGCGGGGCTCCACGAACGTCGTGGACGAGTGGGACAAACGGCGGTTCAGCGGCAAAGAGTGGATCGCCCTGCTGGAGCAGGACAGGAAGGACGGCACGTCCTTCGCTTGGACGAGCATTCCCGACTGGGTGTCCCGGGAGCTGCACCGGATGGGCTACGACGGCATCAAGGACCAGGGAGGCAAGTACACCGGGGAAGGTCATACGGTGTGGATCCCCTTCTTTCCCTGGCAGGTGAAGAAGGCCGACGGCATCACCTGGGACGACCAGGGCAACGTGATCCCCCTGAGCCAGAGGTTCGACACGGGGACGCCCGACATACGGTACCAGAGGGGGGGGAAGCGGCAGCCCCGGGGATCGATCACGCTTCAGCGGGAATGGGGGGCGCAGGAGGAGACAGTACTGACCCTGACGCCGAACG